TCCGCGACATCACCATTGCTGGTGCTGCTGCTCCTGTCAGCGGTACTCGCTTGGGTGACTGCAAAGGCAACTCGGGGATTACGTTTGATGCGGGCAAGACGGTGTACTGGGTACAGCCAGTATCTTCAAACTGGAACAACATTGCAGCATGGGCGGCAACTAGCGGCGGAGCATCAAGCACCGTTAATTTTCCACTCGCCCAAGACGTGGCAGTAATCGAAAGCGGTTTTCCCAACAGTGGGACAACTATCACCATTAACGCCGCCTACAACATCGGCACTATCGACATGAGTGCCCGTACCAGCAACACGATGACGCTGGCAACGGGTTCAACTACACCAACGATCTACGGCAACTGGATTAACGGTACAGGCACTACGCTGTCGGGCACGGGTCAAATGACGTTTGCAGGCCGTGGCAGTCAGACGATTACGAGTGCTGGTAAGACGTTTACTCAGCCGTTTTCCATAGATACGCCCGGAGGGTCTGTAACACTGCAAGACGCATTTGAGACTAGCAGAAACATTGGAGGGGCTGTTGATGTTGTAAGAGGCACGTTTAACGCAAACACTTACAACGTAACCATTTCAGGGGCAAACTCTAGTTTTGCATCTTCTTACTCAAACGTCCGAACAGTTGCCCTTGGTTCTGGAACTTTGTTGATTGCAGGAACAAGTGGATTTGTTGCTACAAACTCTACAAACCTTACCGTCACAGGCACAGGCACAATCAGCCTAACATCTGCATCTGCCAAGACCTTTGCTGGCGGCGGCATCTCCTACTCAGGCATCACGCTTAACCAAGGTGGCGCAGGTACGCTGACCATCACAGGCAACAACACCTTTGCCAACATCAGCAACACCTACAAGGCCACTGGAGCTACCACCATTGCAATGGGTACAACAACCCAGACGGTAGGTAACTTCACAGCCTCTGGTGAAGCTGGACGGGTACTGACGGTTCAAGGCACATCGGCATCCAGCCCTGCAACGCTGGTCCTGACTGCCGGGACAGTGACGACACCTGACTACTTGACCATCACAGGCGTCAGGGCTTACAACTTGGTTGATACTTGGTACGCAGGAGCCAACTCAACCAACAACGGCTCATTGGGCTGGATATTTGCCACAGGATTGGCACCAACATCTGACATTTATTACGGCGCAACCAACGTCACCCAAATCTTCTATGGCAGCACACCCGTGACCGCCATATACTACGGGGCAACACAAGTTTTTTAAGGGTGAAGTATGAGCACAATCGACGCAACGGAAGCGAGGCTTTCCACTCACGAGGAGGTCTGCGCGTTTCGCTACGAGCAAATCAACGCCAGGCTCAAACGGCTTGAAGGCATCATCATCAAGACCGCTGGCCTGATGCTTGTGTCGATGGCAGGGGTCATATTTTCAGCCCTTTGGATAGCAAAATGAGAGACTTTGCCGAGGCTTTGGTCGCGGCAATTTTGATTGTTGGCATCGTTATTTGGACAGCCAAAGTATTGATAGAGATGTTGCGATGATCGACCCTATCACCGCCCTTGCAGCCGTCACGTCTGCGGTCAAGCTCGTCAAGCAGGCGGTCAAGACCGTGGACGACGTGCGCAGCCTCGGCCCGGTGCTGGGCAAATACTTTGATGCCAAGGCCGATGCGGTCAAGGTGCTTGAAGAAGGCTCCAAGGCCGGGTTCAAAGGCTCCAACATGGCAAAGGCCATCGAACTGGAGCTGGCTATCGAAAGCGCGCGGCAGTTTGAGGAGCAAGTCAAAGGCTTGTTTTTCCCCAACAACATGGACGTTTGGGAAAAGATCGTCAACCGGCGCAACCAGATGGATGCCGACGAAAAGGCGCAGCGTCGCAGGGCCGCAGATGCGGCCATCCAAGCCCGTAAGAAACGGGCCGAAGACTTGGAGCTGTGGATCGCTATAGGCTTATCAGGCACGGTGCTGGTGCTGTTGCTTTGGGGCGGCGCAGAACTTATCTATTACTGCCGGGAGGTCAAATGTGGAAATTGATTTTGCCTTTGATGCTGCTGGGGTGCGACGAGCAATATCGGTACTTTTGCCAAAACCCCGACAACTTCCAAAAGGAACAGTGCCAAAAGCCCCACTGCCAGTTTACGCAGACTTGTCCTGAATACCTGATCGCGCCAGTTTTGGAGAAACAAATTGACCAAACCAAACCAGCCTCCGAGCCAACGCCTGTCCGTTGAGCAAGTTCAGGTCCGAATCTGGGCCTTTGTCGTCGTCGCTGTGACTTTGGCGCTGATTTTCATTGTTGGCGCGATGCTGTACTCTGTGACGTTTGTAACCCAGCCGATCAAGGCGATGGCCCCCATCGACCAGGCTTACACCAAGATGCTCAACGACATCGTGCTGCTGATTGTCGGCGGCATTGGCGGCATCATGGGCAAGCGCATTGTGAGCGAACCAACCAAACCAAAAGAGGAACCAGATGACGCCGGAACTCCAAAAGTATTATGAAGACAGATTCGACCTGTTCTCTCAGCAAGGCTGGCTTGACTTGATGGAGGACGTTGACACCATGCTGGACGCAATGAACAATGTCTCTACCATTGCGGATGAAAAAAGTCTACAATTTCGCAAAGGTGAGATTTCTATCCTGACTTGGCTGAAAACCCTGAAAGGGGTCAGCGAACGAGCATACGAGGATTTGAATGAGAAGAATGTTTGAATTTGCCTGCGAATGTGGGCAACGCACGGAGGCTTTGGTGGTTTATGAGACCACTGAAGTGTCGTGTGGATGCGGCGGTACAGCCAGCCGTGTCATAAGCGCCCCGGCGTTTAACTTGGAAGGGTGGTCAGGCCATTTCCCCACTGCGCACGCGCAGTTTGGCCGCCGCCACACGGAAAAGTTAGCCGCCGAGCGCAAAGCCAACTCATAAGCCACTGGCCGAGTTGAATCTCCTACAACCATTTTGGCAGGAACATAAGTATGTTGATTGACAATGAATCTGAGCCGCTAGGCGAACTTGAAACTGAAGAAGCGAAGACTGAAATTCCTGAACTTCCTGAGAAATACAGGGCCAAAAGTTTGGAAGAAGTCGTGCGGATGCACCAAGAGGCTGAAAAGCTGATTGGCAAGCAGGCCCAAGAGGTCGGCGAGGTCCGTAAATTGGCTGACGAGTTGCTCAAGCAGAACCTCAGTTCTAAGCAGCAGCGTATTCAGGAGGAAGAACCTGAAGTTGACTTTTTTGAGAACCCTCAAAAAGCAGTTCAAGCGACGATTGATAAGCACCCCGATGTCCTTGCAGCCCGGCAAGCCGGTCTTGAGTTCAAACGGATGCAGATTCAGCAAAAGCTGAACGCAGAGCACCCTGACTACTCCCAAGTGGTCAATGATGCTGAGTTCCAAAGCTGGGTGAAATCCTCACCCGTGCGTGTGGGCCTCTATGCGAAAGCTGATGGTGAGTTTGATTACGATTCGGCCAATGAACTGTTGTCCACCTTCAAGCAGCTTCGTGGCGTTAAGGCCAAGCAGTCCGAGCAGGCATCCGATGCTACACGGGCCAAGAGCATGAAAGCCGCGCAAGTTGATGTTGGTGGCTCTGGCGAGAGTTCAAAACGAGTCTATCGACGGGCCGACCTTATTCGGCTGAAAATGACAGACCCAGCGAGATACGAAACACTGAGTGATGAAATCATGCAGGCGTATTCCGAAGGGCGAGTCCGGTAATAACTTTTTTGGAGATTTAACATGGCAAACACCGCCTTTTCCCCTACCAATTCGGTAACCACCACCTCCGCAGCTAACTTCATCCCAGAAATCTGGTCTGATGAAATTGTTGCTGCCTTCAAGAAAAACCTCGTTTTGGCTAACCTGGTCAAGAAGATGTCTTTCAAAGGCAAGAAGGGTGACACCGTTAACATCCCTAGCCCAGCCCGTGGTTCTGCCTCGGCCAAAGCTGCCACTGATGCCGTGACTCTGATCGCAGAGAGCGACACCAACATTCAAGTGCTCATCAACAAGCACTTTGAATACAGCCGCTTGATCGAGGACATCGTTGAGGTGCAAGCCCTGACATCGCTGCGTTCCTTCTACACAGAAGACGCTGGCTATGCCTTGGCTCGTCGCATCGACACCGACTTGGTGCAGCTTGGCCGCGCTTTCAACGGCGCTACCATTGGCACTGATGACTACGCAACCAGCGCAGCCTCCACAAAGGCTTATGTTGGTTCTGACGGCACCACAGCCTACAACAGCTCGACCTCCAACGCTGCTGCTTTGACTGATGCTGCTATCCGTCGCACCATCCAGCGTCTGGACGACAACGACATCCCTATGGATGGCCGTTTCTTCCTGATCCCTCCATCGAGCCGCAACACCCTGATGGGTCTGGCCCGTTACACCGAGCAAGCGTTCGTCGGCAACGGCGACGCTATCCGCAACGGTGAAATCGGTCAGCTCTACGGTATGGCCGTGTTTGCTACCTCCAACGCCGACACTGGCGCTGGTAACAGCACTACCGACCGCATCTGCTTGATGGGCCACCGCGATGCGATGGTTTTGGTTGAGCAGTTGGGCATCCGTTCGCAGACTCAGTACAAGCAGGAATACCTGGGCACCTTGTTCACCGCAGACACGATCTATGGTGTGAAGGCCTTGCGTACCGCTGCTTCTGCTTCGGCTGCTAACGCTTCCGCTGCTTACGCCTTGGCTGTTCCAGCCTAATGACCCTTCCCCCGGTTTAGGCCGGGGGATGCCTTTTTAAGGAGATTCAAATGGCAACAGCATCAGCAGTAACATCCCGCAGGGGCAACGATCAGTTCCGAGGCATCTTCAGCGACACATGGGTGGTCAAAGCCACTTTGGACGCTGGCTCCTTGGTTGACGGCGCTGGCGAGACTGACGACATCACGATCCCTGGCGTTGCCTTGGGTGACATGGTGATCGGCGCGTCTTTGGGCGTGGATTTGGTGGGTTTGACCGTGACCGGCTACGTGTCGGCAGCGAACACCGTCAAGTTCCGTATCCAGAACGAGTCGGGTTCGACCGTTGACTTGGCTTCCTCGACGCTGCGCGTCGTAGTGGCCCGTATGGTCTAATCTAAAGGGGGTTAATAACCCCCTTTTTAACGGAGTTTTTATGGCTACATTTCGTTGTTTGGCAAGTGGTAATACGGTGACGTTCACCCAGCAACATGACATTGACTCCATGCGCGGCCACGGCGGCTATGTGCGTGTGGATGACCAAGGCGACGCAGCCCCGGTCCAGCCTGAGAACAAAGAACTGCCGATGACGGCCCCGGTCCCTGTCAAGAGAATGGGCCGAGCACGCAAACCTGTTGAAATCTGAAGGAGATCGCCATGTACGGTAAAGCACCCAAGATGATGGATACCAAGAAGGTCAAGAAGGCCATGCCGATGAGCAAGCCTAAACCCATGCCTGTCCGTGGTCAGCGCACCATGACCAACAGGGCGAAAAAGAAATGAAGACCAAAGCTGAGAAGAAAATCAGCAAGGTCATGCGCGAGTTCAAGGCCGGTGGCCTGCACTCGGGCAAGGGCGGCCCTGTCGTCAAGTCCAAGAAGCAGGCTGTGGCTATCGCGCTGTCGCAAGCTGGCAAGGCGAAGAAGAAATGAAAACGCCAGCCTGGCAGCGCAAAGAAGGACAGTCCAAGGCCGGGGGCTTGAACGCCAAAGGCAGGGCATCTTATAATGCGTCAACCGGGGGCGATCTCAAAGCACCCGTGAAGTCGGGCGACAACCCTCGTAGGGCCTCCTTCTTAGCACGTATGGGCAATATGCCCGGACCCGAGATGAAGGACGGTAAGCCTACCCGGCTGCTCTTGTCTCTGAAGGCTTGGGGTGCATCATCCAAAGAGGATGCCAAGGCCAAGGCCAAGGCCATCTCAGCGAGGAACAAGAAATGAGACCAGTATCCGTCGGCGTTAATCCAACAGCAGCTACGCTGACGACCGTTTATACGGTGCCGACCGGGTACTATGCAAAATTCACGGTGATGTACATCCACAACACTGGCGGGTCGACCAAGCACATCACCGTCCAGTGGATAGACACCAGCACCAGCATGACTTATGACATCCTGACGGAATACACGTTGTCCGCGAAAAATTACCTACAGTTCGATGGCAATGCGTACATCGTGCTGGAAGAAGGCGACGCGATCAAGATCACCACCGAGTCGGGCAGCACGTTCAGTTTTATTGCCACATTTGAAGAAATAGGGTTGACACGCCAATGACCTACCTCCAACTCATCAACGACGTGCTGGTCCGGCTGCGCGAGACTCAGGTCTCCAGCAGCACTGAGACCACCTATTCCACCTTGATCGGCAAGTTTGTCAACGATGCCAAGCGCCAGATCGAGGATGCCTACGGCTGGAACGTGCTCGGCCAGACGGTGACGATCACCACCACGCCTGGCACCTACATCTATTCGATGACTGGCGCAGGCCAGAAGTTCCAAGTGATGGACGCAATCAACACGACCGCCAACGTCGGGCTGCGCAACATCAGCTTTGTGGAGATGAACCGTTTCCAGAACTTCGTGCCTGCCATTAGCGGCATCCCTGAGTATTACGCCTTTGATGGTGTGGACGGCAGCGGCGACACCAAGGTGGTGCTGTACGCCCGTCCAGATAACGTCTACGTCCTTCCTTTCTCGTTGACCGTGCCCCAAGCCACACTGTCGTCGGACAACACGCTGGTGCTTGTTCCTGACGTGCTGGTGGTGCAAAACGCCTACGCCCGTGCTCTGGTTGAGCGCGGCGAGGATGGGGGCCTTAACAGCTCCGAGGCGTACCAGTTGTATCGCTCGATGCTGGCCGACTACATCGCGCTGGAGGGCACTCGCTATCCAGAGAATCAAGAGTTTGTTGCCATATGAGCCAAGTCCTCCAGACCGCCAGTGTTGCAGCGCCGGGTTTCTTCGGCCTGAACACCCAGGACAGTCCATTGAATTTGGACTCTGGCTTTGCGCTGGTTGCCACTAACTGCGTCATTGACCAGTATGGCCGCATCGGCTCTCGCAAGGGCTGGAGCCGGGTCAACAGCTCGTCCGGCAACCTAGGAGCGAACAACGTCGGCGTGATCCATGAATTGGTGCAGTCGGACGGCACGATCACGGTGCTGTTTGCTGGCAACAACAAGCTGTTCAAGCTGGACAGCTCTAACGTCGTGGTCGAGTTGACCTATGGGGGCGGGGGGACAGCGCCGACGATCACGGCCAGCAACTGGTCTTGCGCATCGCTCAACGGCATCACCTACTTCTTCCAGACCGGCCATGACCCGTTGATCTTTGACCCGGCTGTCAGCACAACGACCTACCGCCGAGTGACGGAAAAGACAGGCTACGTCGGCACCGTTCCGTCTGGCGACATCGTGCTGTCTGCGTTTGGTCGGCTGTGGGTGGCGAACACCGCAACCGTGAAAAATACGGTTTACTTTTCTGATCTGCTGGCCGGACACGTTTGGTCAACAGGTACGGCAGGCTCCCTGAACGTGGACAGGGTGTGGCCGTCAGGCTCTGACGAAGTGCAGGGCTTGGCCGCGCACAACGGCTTTTTGATCATCTTCGGCAAGCGTCAGATTCTGGTTTACGCCAACGCCACCACGCCGTCCACCATGAGCCTGTCCGACACGGTGGGGGGCATAGGTTGCCTCGCGCGCGACTCGATCCAGTCCACGGGCAAGGATGTGCTGTTCTTGTCCAACTCGGGCGTGCGCTCGTTTGCCCGAACGATCATAGAGAAGTCGGCTCCGCTGGGCGACCTGTCCAAGAACGTGCGCAGCGACTTGATGGGCATTGTGGGCGGTGAAACACTAGCAAACATCAAGTCGGTCTATTCGGAGTCTGAGGCGTTTTATCTGCTGACGCTGCCCTCAGTCAAGGAGGTGTACTGCTTTGACACCCGCACGCAACTGCAAGACGGCGCGTTTCGGATCACCAAATGGGATTCGATTGAGCCAACGGCGCTGCTTTCGCGGCGCAACGGCGACTTGCTGATCGGCAAGAACGGCTACATCGGCAAGTACAACACCTACCAGGACTACACGTCCAACTACAGGATGCTGTACTACACGAACCACGCCGACCTTGGCAACGCCAACGTCACCTCGCTGCTCAAGCGCCTGAAGGTGGTGGTGATTGGTGGCACCAACCAGTACGTGACGATGAAGTGGGGCTTTGACTTCATTGCCAACTACCAGGCGGCCAGCGCTTTGATCCCAACGCAAGGCATCAGCGAATACGGCATTGGTGAGTACGGCATTGCTGAATATTCTGAGGGCGTGGCCCTGCAAACGCTATCGGTGTCGGCAAGCGGCAGCGGTAAAATCGTGCAAACAGGCTACGAGTCGAACATCAACGGAGCGCCTTTGTCAATTCAACGGATTGAGATTCAATCCAAAGACGGGAAAATATCATGAGTAACTACACCAAGAGCACCAACTTTGCGACCAAGGACGCACTGTCTTCTGGTGACCCCCTCAAGATCGTCAAGGGCACCGAGATCGACACCGAGTTCAATAACATCGCCACGGCTGTGGCGACCAAGGCTGACACGGCGTCACCGACGTTCACTGGCTCACCAGTTCTGCCGACAGGCACAACCGGCGTAACGCAAAGCGCTGGCAACAACAGCACGGCGCTGTCCACTACGGCCTACACTGACGCCGCCATCGCAGCCGCAAAGCAGGCCCTCTACCCCGTAGGCTCCATCTACATCAACGCAGGCGTGACAACCGACCCCGCAACACTACTGGGTTTTGGTACTTGGACAGCCTTCGGTGCTGGTCGAGTAATGGTGGGTCTTGATGGCTCTGATGCGTTGTTTGATGCTTTGGAAGAAACTGGCGGTAGTAAGGATGCAATTGTTGTAGCCCACACGCACACAGGAACAACTACAACTGCTGCGGCACACCAGCATTTGTCACCTGATGGAAACCAGTTTGTTACGACTACATCTGGTGCTTCATACGGCGGTGCGGGTGCATCACTGTATCCCGGCGGTAGTAACTTGACACAAGCAGCAGGTGCTCACAATCACACATTTACAACAGACAGTGCTGGTTCTAGCGGAACCAATGCTAACCTTCAGCCATACATCACCGTGGCGATGTGGAAACGGACAGCATGATCACCCACCACTTCAGCGATGGGCTGTACGCCAAGCAAGCGGTTATTTCCGCAGGCACGGCCATCCTGAAGCACACGCATGACTTCAGCCACTTGTCGATCCTGGCTGCGGGTAAGGTGGCGGTGATGAAGGGCGACGAGATTGAGGTGGTCGAAGGCCCGGCCTGCATAGAAATCAAGGCTGGCCTGACGCACGGCGTTAAGGCCATCACAGATTGCGTTTGGTTTTGTATTCACGCCACTGACGAGAAAGACCCGTCAAAAGTGGACGACGTTTTGATTGGAGTTTGATATGCCATTTATCGCAGCAGGCGGTGCAATTTTAGGCGGTTTGCTTGGCGGCAGCTCTGCCCGAAGCGCAGCCCGTACACAAGCAGCAGCACAAGAACGCGCAGCGCAACTTGCGGCTGAAGAAGCGCGGTTCCGTCCGGTCGGCATCACGACGCGCTTCGGCCAGTCGCAGTTCCAGACCGACCCTCAAGGCCGAGTATCTGGGGCCAGCTACACGCTCGACCCCCAACTCGCGGCCATGCAAGACCGCTTCTTGGGTCTGGCCGGTGGTGGTCTGACGCAGGCCGAGCAGGCGCAGCAGCAGTTCGCTCCCTTGGGCCAAGCAGCGCAGGGTCTGTTTGGCCTTGGGCAGCAGTACCTGGCCCAATCACCCCAAGAGGCCGCGCAGCAGTACATGGCCGGGCAGCAGAACCTGCTGGCCCCCAGCCGTGAGCGCCAGTTCGCGCAGCTCCAAAACCAACTGTTCCAGACAGGCCGTGGCGGCTTGTCCGTGGGCGCAACAGGTGAGCGCCCAAGCGGTGCGGCAGGGCTTGGCGCAGCCAACCCCGAGATGGAGGCGTACTACAACGCCTTGGCCCAGCAGGACGCTGCTTTGGCAGCGCAGGCCATGCAGGCCGGGCAGCAGCAGACAGCGTTTGGTGCTGGTCTGTTTGGCACTGGTGGCGAATTGCTGCGGGGCGGCTATCAAGGCCAGACTGCGGCCCTTGGCCCGTATGAGGCTTATCTTGCACAGGCAAGGCAGTTAGAGGGCTTGGGCCAGCAGCCGCTGGATTTAGGCATCAACATTGGCGCGAAGGGGCAGAGCAACGCAGCAGCGCAGGCAATGTTAAGCACTGGCCCATCTAGGGAGTCTTTTCAAGCTAACGCATTTAATCCGTTTGCAACTGCATTGACGGGATTGAGTCAGAATAAAACTTTGACAGACGCTTTTGGGCGAATGTTCAGTAACACAAATTCTATGGGTAACAGCATTTATAACCCAACTACTATGAGTGGTGGTTTTGCTGGAACGCCTCAGTCCAGCTTTTTCTATGGCACTGGTGGTTCAGGAGATTAATCATGGCAGAAATCGTGCAATCTTTGTTCGGCGTTACGCCAGAGATGTATCAAGAACAGCAGCAAGACCGCATCAACGCGCAGGCCATGCAGTACGCCCGGCTCGACCCGTTCCAGCAGGCGCAATACTCTATTGGCCGTGGGGCCAACATGCTCGGCGGCGCTCTTGGTGGCGCTTTGGGTGGTCAAGACCCAGAGCTGATGCGCATCAGCGCACGCCAACAGGTCGCAGCCCAACTCAACCCCAACGATCTTGGAACATTTGATCGTGGCATTGAAGTGCTGCGCCAAATTGGCGATGGTCAAGGGGTCTTGATGCTGACTGTGGAGGCCGACAAGGCTCGGCAGCAAGCCATTGTTCGTCAAGACGCAGAGCAAAAACGCCAAGACGCACAATTGGCACGCCAACAAGCAATTCAGGCTCAACAGATCGCCCGTGGTGCTTATCAGCCTGGTGGAGAAGAAATCTATGGTGAAGACATCATGGGCCAGCGAGTTGGCGAAGGCATGACTGCACCATCCTACGACATCAACCGTGTTGCTCCTCAGTTGATGGCGTTGGGTGCGGCTGGGCAAACTCAGCTTTTAAATGCTGCCAAAGTCAATGAAGAAATGGCAAAAGCTCAAAAGTCGTCAGCAGAAGCAATTACAGCGCAGAAAGAGGCGCTGTTTGCTGGCCCTTCAAAGCAAGCCGAAGCGCAAAAGAAAATTGCAGACGCAAATAAAGCCACCATTGAGGCGCAATTTGCTGAACGGTTGCAGCAGGCTGGCCTGAACAAAACAAATTGGGATATTGCAAACTTGCGAAGCCAGATCAATGATCGCTCTGCCAAACTTGCGCTAGACCAGCAGACAACGGCTGCGACTGTGGCTGAAAAGATGTCGGGCATCAACAAGAATTTGATGGACATTCCAGCCGACACCCGCAAGCTGATCAACGAGTCAGCCGTATCTGCTGCAACAGCAAAACAGTCTGCTGATCAATTCAACAATCTGGCAAGCAGAATTGAATCACAGGGCGGCAACTACGGTGTTGCCTCCAGCGCGTCCGATTTCATGAAAAAGATTGGCGGCTTCCAAGGCGGCATGACTCAGCTCAAGCAAGAATATGCTCGGTTGCGAAATAGTGCTGCCATTAAGTCGCTGCCACCAGGCCCAGCCACCGACAAAGACATTCAATTGGCTTTGAGTGGTTTTCCATCTGACACAGCAAGGGCCACTGATTTGGCTGCGTTCTTGCGCGGAATGGCTAAGTTGCAGGACATTGAGTCATCTGTGGCAAACGCCAAAACAGATTGGTTGGCGCAGAACAATGGCACCCTGACAAGGGCAAGTCGCACATTGATGGTTGGTGACTTTACAGCCCGACAAGGTGAAAGTTTCAACGACCTCACCAATAGAATTGTCAAAGATGTCAATGCTCGATATGCTGGCACTGGTCAAGATGCACAACGCCAGGCTTTGATCAATCAAATACCCGGCAACCAGCCACCCCAAGCTGCGCAGCCAAACGTGATGAGTCAGGCTGACGAAATCATCAGAAGGAAAAAGTAATGGCACAAGCAGCAGAATACGCAACTTGGATTGTCCAAAACAAGGACAAGCAAGGCACGCCAGACTTTGAGGTCGTTGTGCAAGCCTATGAAATGGCAAAGCGCAACGAAAACATTGCGGCCACAACGGCTGCAACTGCTGCGCCTGCTGCACAACCTGGGATTATGGACACCCTGATCGGTGCTGGTGAAACAGCTTTGACTCTTGGAACAGCGGCCACAGGTGGCCTTCTTGGGACAATTGGCGGCGGTCTTACAGGGTTGCGTGAGCAGTTGCAGGCCGGGCAGTTTGGCACGCCACAAGCAGCCCGTGCAATCAGCGAACGTGCTGCTGCCGGTGGGCAACGATTCACCTACATGCCAAGGACTGAGGCTGGACAAGAGCAAGTGCAGGCGTTGAGCAGCTTGGCTGAAGTGTTGCCGCCAGTATTACCCGGTGCGCTGCCCTCTGGGATGATTGGTCAAGCAGCCAGTCAGGCTTTGCCAATTATTGAGGCCACCGGCTTGCGAGGCGCTCAAGCCATCCAGCAAGGCGGCAGGCAGGCCGTACAAGGCGTTCAACGCACGCCAAGCATGGTGCGTGAGGCTTTGGGTATGCAAGCGCCTGCAACGGCCCAAACTGGCCGTGCAAGTGGTGGTGCTGCGGCAACGCAAGCCGAACTGCAAAGAATTGCCACAGCACAAGGTCTGCCTGTCCCCGTTGAATTGACAAAAGGCGCAGCAGGCCGAGAGGCTGGTCAATTGGCGTTTGAAAAAGAGCAGATCAGAGGCCCACAGGGTGAGCCTCTGCGTCAACGCGCAGAAGAAAACAACCTTCAAATTTTGCAAAACTTTGATACATTGATTGATATGTCTGGCTCCCAGACCGCTGCTATTGGGCCAGCGGCAACTGGCAATGCGGTCATTGATGCGTTGTCCAAGGGTTGGCAAGGGGCGAAGGCTAAGACATCGGCGGCTTACAACCGTGCCGATAAGTCTCCAGAGGCGCTTGCGCAGGTTGATTTGACTGCGCCAAGAACGCTTAAATATGGAGAACAAGAGACAGTCACGACGCTGTTTGATTATTTGAACAGCAAGCCCACTGGCGTGCCTTCTTCTGCGATCCCAGATACGGCAAAACAGTACGCTGTAAAACTTGGCATTGCCGACATGGACGAGCAGGGAAACCTTATCCCAAGGCCAACAGATGTCAAAACACTGGAGCAGTTGCGCCGAGAAATCAGCGCATCAACAGACTACGACATTGTGAACAAGCGCGAGTCTGCAATCATCAAGTCGTTAATTGATGAGACCACAAGGGATGTGGCTGGTCCCCTTTATACCGAGGCAAGAGCATTGCGCGAGAAGCAGGCCAGAAAATATGAGGGCCGCGCTGTTGTTGCAAACTTGCTGACCACGATCAAGGGCAAAGACGATCCAAAGGTTGCAGCAAGTGAGGCGTTTCAAAGGTCGATTCTGAACGCCACACCTGAAGAAGTGACTTTCCTGCGCCGTGTCTTGCTGACCAGCGGGAAAGATGGTCAAAAGGCAATGAAAGAATTGCAGGGCGCAACCATCAAGCATTTTGAGAACATGGCGACAAGTGGGTTGCAAACAGATTCGCAGGGCCGGCCAATCGTGTCACCAGCAAAACTGAACAATGCAATCAATGCTCTTGATGCCGATGGCCGTCTGGACATCATCTTGGGCAAGCAGCAGGCACAAATTGTCAGGGACTTGAATGAAGTTGTGAAGTACGTCAACACAGTCCCGCCAGGCACTCAGATCAACAACTCAGGGACCGCTATGGCCTTGATGGCTGCATTGGGAGAGGCTGGTGCAACAGGCGCGATGACTGGCCTGCCTGTGCCTGTTTTAAGTCTGGTCAGGGCTGCTACCAGCCAGATCAAAAACAACAAAGTCAAAGCCAGGATCAATCAGGCTTTGAATAAGGCCGATAAAGCCAAGGAGTAAGCCATGCTTCCACTCGCAGCGCTCATGGACGTCGGCGGCAAGCTGATCGACAAACTGATCCCAGACCCCGAGGCCAAGGCTCGGGCGCAGGCCGAGCTGGTCAAGATGCAGCAGGACGGTGAGCTGGCCAAGATGGCTAACGAGACCAAGGTGCTTGAGATCACCAACGCAAACACGGCAAACGCCCGTGACATGCAAAAGACCAACAAGTCTTACATGCCTGCGTTTTTGTCGATCATCACCGTGGTGGGCTTTTTCAGCCTGCTGCTGGGGTCGGCTTTTGGTGTGCTGA